TCATTTTGACACACTTTCTCGCTTTTGTAAAGCGAAAAAACTTTGTGCTAGTTGGGTCATTTCGGGATCAGAATATTGCTCATAGACGAATGTGGAAGCCGGATTGATATGTCCGAGGGCTTTTTGTATGAAGGGGAGTTGAGCTCCTTGATCTCTTCTATACCGTGCCCATCCGTGCCGGAAACTATGCGGAGTAATCTTTTTTTTGATTCCTGATTTTTCGGCAATACTCTTAATTACTCTCTGAACCGTTCTCGTTGTTATCCTGCTTGTCGCCATAGCCCCTGTAAGAAGAGATTGTGTCTGCGAGAGACATATACGTATTCCTACATACTTTTTCATCACATCGGCCGTCTCATCGCTCCAAAATACGCGTCTCATCCTCTTATTTTTTCTATTTTCAATGAAAGTATATTGGGCTTGTATATCTATATCATCGAGATCAATCGAACACAACTCACTCACCCTACATCCGGTATCCCATAGAAGGCGGATAATTAATTCATCTCTGAGAGATATATAATCATATCTCCCCCGGAAGTATAAGAGCATTCGATCGTATTCTTCCTTGGATATTGCTTGATGAGAATTTGCCCGAGCTTTCGGGATCCGTATGATTGCCGGATCGAAAATCTTTCTTCCTTGTTTTGCCCAGTATCCGAAAAAATCTTTTAGAATTATCAGATGAAGACATACATACTGTGGCGCCATTTTCTTTCTTATGGAATTTTGCCATTCCGTCACCCTTGTTATTTTTATATTAGTTATATCTTCCTCCCCTCCTCCGAAAAACTCACAAAACCTCCTCATACACCTCCTGTACACGTCGTATGTCGCCTCAGAAGAGTGCGACAACTTCCATTCCAGATATTCCTCCATTGCCTCATTGATTAACATAAAACAAGGACGCCCGCCTGAGCCGTTTCTTCGGTTGGTAGGCCTAGGAAACGGAGTGCGGACGCCCTTGTGTACCATATAAAGTATTCTTTAAGAATAAAAAATACTTTACACGTCAAGTATAACATCTTCTCCACTTGGCTACCAACACACCTCTACGAGATGTCGTCCCGAAGGACACAAGCGAAACTTTATTTGTTTACACTCTCGGTTTATATGAGTTTTAATTTTTTGTCAAATGATATCAATTAATATCAATTTTCGATTTTCAAATTATGTGATATACTATTTTAAGAAATCAATTGTCAAGCCTTGACAGCAGACAAGTAAAGGTTTACATTGATATTTCCAAACAAAAAAACATTTCCCTCTAACAACAATCTACATGAAAAGCACTTTATAAAATCAATGAATTTTTCGAATTTATTGATTTTTTGATTGTTTTTCAATCAAAAAAGAGGCTCCACCAGTTAAAGCAAGAGCCTCAATTTTAGGGGAAAAGTCTATCGCTTAGCGGTAGGCTTTTTTGTATCTCCTATGTAAATAGGAAACCCTTTTAATTTATAATCTCGTGCATATATCTTTTTACCATTTCTGGTAATAGAAGCACGGAATATAACATACTTTTTCATATAGTATGATTTTCCCACCCTCAGAAATTACTCTGTAGTGACGGGGGGTACTCTGTTAGCCACTACTTTGCACAAGCAATGAAAATGCTAACAGTGGCAAACAAAAAAACTCGTACCCATATTTCTAGCGTAGGCGAGCAAACATATTGTTTGTTTTGCCTTTCGGCGTTGATCCTTTTAGAACCTACGCCAGAAATATCGACACGAGTTTGTGCCGTTTGCTCTTTGAGGGGGATCAGCCCTATTTATATAAAAAACTTTTTTACGCTGTAATTATAAAACAATGGTATTTTCGTGTCAATACAAAAACCACAACATATAGTATAATTACTTAATTATATTCCACAATTTCTGCAACCCACTTTTCACATCCACAAGAATCTTATAGATTCCACTGTGTTTTTTAAGCGCCTCTTGTAATTCCTTTACTTCTTTTTCTTTCCTCTCCAGTTTTTCGAGTGTTTCAGCAGTGTCTTTATATACCGGAACTTGAACTCTCTTGACAATGGGTTTCTCCACAATTTTCTCCACTTCTTTTATGACTTCTACTGGTTTTTCTACAATCTTTTCCACTACTTTTGGAGATTTCTCCGCCTCTTCCTTGTAATAATTCCTTTGATCTCTCATTCCGCTCATCAATTCTTTGAGGGGTGGGAATACATCTTTTTCGTCGAGATTGTCGCCAAATTGATGCTCAGCGTATTTTTTATAATCTTTATCATGCTTGAGAATATCTTGATATTTCCCTATCTCATCTTTCATTTTTGAATCCATTTGCATATTTTTTTTATCGTTATTTCCAAAATTTTTAATCTCTGAAAAAACCCAATTTTTTGTGATTGCCCATCCGGGACAAGACTTTTTCGAAAAATCTCTATGAAACATTATTTTTGATTCATCTATGCCAAGCTTTTTTTGAAGCGCGACAACTGCCCCGAGAGCATTCTTTTTCGTCTCTCCACTCCATTTTTCACCATCATAATTACCCACAACCTCAATACCAATGGAATACCCTGTTTTAAGGCTTCCATTTCCCACTCCAGCGTGAATCCCTACATCATACATATCAGTGAAAAGCCATATCCCATCTTCAGCAATAAAAAGATGTGGTCCGGCGTTCCATCCTTTTCCTTCATAATACCTCTTAATGCCGAGCAATGTTTTTTCTCCTTGCCAATCTGCCTTTGTTGGTTTCCATGTATGATGAAGAACCATAAATGTTGGAGGAAGCGATCCAAAATCTTTTTCCTTTACATATTTTTTGAACTCTTCAAGTGATAAGCATTTTCCAATAATTTCCATACACGTCTATTTAATAATTTCTCCTTCTGAATTTTTCGGCTTATTTGAGAAATAAAAAGCAAATGCTCCCGAGGTAAGCATCATAAAATTTTCCTCTGAAAGCTTCCCGGTAAAGAGCCCTACTGATGAAGAGATGGCCATAATAAGGAATACCATCTTACTTGCACTGGTGAATACTTTTTTCATATTTTTCTTTTATTGGATAACTTTTTTTACAAATCTGACACATATAAAACCCTTCTCCTCCACCAGTGCCAACGATCACAACATTTCTTTTGCAACATTTTATCGATAATTTTTTTCGCATATTTGTAGTCTTTGTTCGAGTGACTGAACTCGCTCATTAAAAATTTGTCCGTCTTTATCTATGAGCACGCTCCCCTCAAGGCGTTTGACGGTATCAGCTACGGTAAACCACGCCCCACCAGCAGAGAAAGCCGTTGTGATAAAACCAATAAGAATCCAATTCATTTTTCTCGTCATAGCGGTGTGATTGTCTAAATGCGTCTTGAAGGCATGATCTAAATCATCCAAATCTTTCCGAACTCCCTTCATAAAGTTGAGGGTTTGATCTGAAGGCTTGGTGTGTTTTTGCCCTTCTTTGAAGCCTTCTTTCCACATCTCAAAAATAGTATTTTTCTCCTGAGACATATTTTTAATCTTTGATGATGTAATTAGTTACTCTGTATGGCTGAAGATTATTATGTGCGTTTCCGCTTCCTGCGTTTCCTGTATTTCCGGAGACATCGTGTCCGTGTGCGCCTGCATTTCCTAAGAGGCTAGTATTTGTACTGAGACTTCCCTGTCCAGTATCAGAAGGTGAAGCTTTCCCCACATCTACATTCAAGTTTGTGTCTCTATCGTTCCTATGTCTTACAGGGTGTCCATGCTCCCCTGCGCTACTAGCGGTAAGAGTTCCATCATCGTGATTGTGCTCTGGCATTTCCGCTTGTGTCAGTGTATGAGCCTTTTCTCCACCTGACTCTCCAAGAGAATCAAACTCACTTTGTCCGATATCCTTCCCTACGGGCACCCTTCCCTTAAAATTTGGAAGATTGAATGTCGTCGATCCATCACCGGATCCATATATCGTCCCGATAACAGCGAAAAGTCGTGCGTATGTCGTGCGAGATACTGCCGAACCATCACACAAGAGCCACCCCGAGGGTACGCTATCCGTAAACCATAGTTTTCCCGAACCCGTAGGAATACCTTTTACGATTTCAGCGAGAATATCACTAAAGTTCTGATTGACTTCAGATGATTTTGCGATAGTTGAGGGTGAAAATGTATAGGTTATTGATGGCCACATACTTGTTTTTTATAATCTGCGAAACTTTTTTCATATCTTTCTCCACTGGGAAGAAGGATTTTACTCTTACTTTTAGATTTTTCTGTCTGCCACCCTCTCGTCATCTCCTTTTCCTCTTCCAATGCTTTTCTTTTTTCTGAAAACTTTTCTTCACTCGAATTCACATCCACTACAAAAATCGAATTATAAAAAGGAATGTGCTCTTTCTTCTCATTCTTTTTCCACCACTCTTTATGTCGGTTGAGGATTGCTTCGGCGATCACTTCTGCATCAGAAGAACCTTCTACAAGAACATCTTTGCATTTCTGACATACTCCAACTCGCATAAGTGATTCATTACTTAGCTCAAATGTATGTTCTCGATATTCCGGAAGTTTCCTCTTTGCCATTCTGACCACTTTTTCTTGAGTTCTTTTTTTCACGTCAAAAATCTTTACATCACAATAAGAACAGCATCCGACTTGTATTTCCTTTTTCTTCTTCATAAAAACAAAAAGCCCCGAGTCGCTTTACCCATAGGCATTTGCGATTCGGGACCCGTAAGTCCATTAAATTGTTGTCTTTATCCTATCACTTTATGTTGATGGTGTCGAGGGGTTGTCCGCCGTCTGAGAGGCGACAAGATTCCTGTTTATATCCTCAATTCTTTTTGCGATGTCGGGCTGACGATTGGATATTTCGAGTATTACATAGTCTGGGTGATATTCTATCTTTTGTATTTGAAGTACAGTAGCTGATGCATTGGCTATATCATAATCCCACGAATCCGTATCCCATACCAATTCATCCCATACATTATTCCCTTTTTCAGTCACTCCGAGAATCTTACACGTGTCTCCCACCTTAATTGACTCAATGTCATACCCCTTTCCCCCTCCATTATTATTATCAAGAATTTTCAGAGTTATTCGAATCTCCGGTTCGCTCAATGCATTAAGTGTGCGATTGGCAATAAGATCCATAGTAGCACCTACTGTTATTCGCTCATCCACGATTTTCTTGGCAAAATGCCCATACGTAGATACCGAGCCACTTGCGACATACTTTTTATAGAGAGTTCCCCCTCCACGAAAATATATCTCGTTGACCATATTCTCCGTCCTTTTTTCCGGCTTATAGAGAAGTATATGATCATTCATCCGGAAGAGGTGTTCGGCCGTCTCTGACTTCTCAGAAAGATAAATCAAATCATCCGCTCCCACACGAAAAAACCAATCATCCGGACACAACTCAATCACTTTTTTGAGCGCCTCTTGATAAGTATTGGTATTGTAAGTATACGAAACTGTCGATCCCGTCACTTCCACAGAACTCACCCCATAATCAAGTACTCCTCCATTGGCCGTAAATTTATCAAGAAGATCCTTGAGAATATCAGAAGGATCCTCTGAGAGATAAGCTACTTCAGTATCTCCCGAAGATTCGAGAATCATCCGAGCCAATTGTTCCCAAAAAGACAAGAGCGTAACTTCTACATATTCCGTTGTCCCATCCACAAGGGGAATATACCGAGAAATATACCCGGAATATACCAATACTCCCTCCTCACTGTCTTTGTCAGCGCAATATGCCCTCACATAATTTCCAAGTTTAACATCGAGATTTTCCCCGAAGTCATTTTCTCCCCGGGCAAGTCGTAGAGTAAGCGGAGAGAGTCCACTGTTCATTTCCGAAGAAAACGAAACAACAGAAGCCACGTCACTCCACGTGCCCACGAAGGAAGCTCCGTCATACACTTTGGCAAAAAATCGTTTCATAGATACATTGGAAAATACGAAATATTCACATCATACTGCCGAGCCGTTCCATCCAGTGTAAGAGAATACTCATTCGTCCCTATCTCCCACCGAGGGAATACTCCCTGATATTCTATTTCCGTTCCATTTAGCGTCACTTTTTGCGCTTGAAAGTCCAAAATAACCTCATCGGAGACTGAAAACGCTGATCCCTTATTAATCGTTATCTTATTTCCATTAAGAAGCAACTCAATCGTTTCTCCGGCAGTATTTGAATCAAATACAATCGTTACCGTAGGAAGAGGGTACGCCGTCCCTGCGATAGCTATTGACCCCTCATACACATCATCAGTTACATTTTCCACATCCACGCTTGTCTGAGAAGTCGCCTGTCCCACTCCTGAAGGCACCACAAACACCGCTGACCACTCTGCCATAGTAGGATGTCTCTTGGTGAGCCGTGTCGTCTCTGCGTACGCATTTTTATATCTTCTCGTTCCTCCTGCATACGAAATGTCCAAATTTTTCCCTTCTCTTTCCAAAATCTCAAAAAGTCCGTCGATATGAGAATCAAGATCCCCCACAGAAGCTCCTTGGATAAATCCTCTTACTTCTATTCGTTTAGCGCTCCTTCCCGTACTCACCATAACCACCCCACGAGAGCGAGCGAGCTCATAATTATTCAATCTTTTATCTGCGACACTCTCATGACCAAAATCCACCACATGATATGGTGTGTCGTTGAGATTTTCATTATCAAAAAATATATCAATCATAAAGCTACATTGCCCCCAATGCGTAGAGTTCTTGTTTCCTGTTTATTTCATCAATGACGGTTTTTTTGAATTCTTCCGGATCCCCGACCATACCACGGAAGTCCCAGTTATTCACAATATGCACCGTCGAACCTCCCGAAGGACTGTTTTCAATTCTTCCTGATTGAGAGGGCACAAACATCTCCGGCCCGCGCTCTCCCACCATATACGGACGACCCATCATTACTGATCCGCCCACGGCACGAGCTCCACCACTGTTGGGGATTTCTATTTTGTTTATATCGCCTACTCCTGGGATTTTATTGTATCCAGAGATCACAGCATTAATCATTTCAATAATAGGTTCAATCAATGGCCTGACAACACCATAAATTGTAGAAAAAAGCCCCTTAAAAAATGTTTTGAGCCCTTCCCAGGCATCTTTGAATGCTTGTACAGCAAGATCGTTTTCTCCTTTTATGAGATGAAAAAATCCCTGATAAACCTCAGAAATATATTCAATTGCGCCGGAAAACATCTCAATAAACCCCGTTATTAAGTTTGAAACTATCTCGATAACCTTTGCGAGGGTATTTGCAAAAACAATAATTGCTCCAACTATTATCACGCCAAAAAGTTTTGCTATAAATTCCAGTTCCGGCTTAATTGGGTCAATAGCTTCCATTATTCTTTGCCATGATTCAATAAGAGTTTCTTTCATACTTAAGAAAGAAGGTTCAACAAACTCCCAAATAACTTCAACTACTTGCATTATATTGTCCTTCATTGTGATTATGGTATCAATGATATTTTTTATCCCATCTCCAAGGGAGTTTGCAAAATTTATTATGGAGTCTTTATTTTCCATAATAAAATTAGAAAAGTTTTCAAAAGCTTTTTTTGCAAGATCAAAAAGGCCAGTTTGTTTTACAAATTCAGTGCTAAATATTGCCACTGTATCCTTCGCATTGCTGTATAACTGATTCAGAGTCCCTGCCTGTTCTGTAAATCCTCCAGCGGTTATTCCGCCAGCCTCACCAGCTTTTTTAAATGCATCAAAGAGAAGAGTCGCTGAGTTTTCACTTTCCTTGAGTTCTTCTGTCGTTAAGTTTGAAGCCTCAAGAATATCGTTAAAAATAGGAATTGCCCCTTGAAATTGTCGTATATCCATTTCAGTAACTTTTCCGGTGGATGCTACTTGTTGGAGATTCATTATCACGCGATCAAGCTCAGCTTGTCCTTTTCCAGATGTTGCTATTGCTTTTCCAACATCAAGAAGTGTGTCGATAGCACTATCCCCATCTTTTGTTATTGAAGCCAAAGCTTGAGTTCCTTCTGTGAGCCCCTTAAGTTCAAAAGGTGTTGCGGCCGCCTCAGCTTTGATTCTTTCCATTGTTGCACTTGCTTTTTCCGCACTTCCAAGGATTGCTCTGAAACCAGCTTCAGCGGACTCAAAATCACCCGCCATTTTTAGTCCTAGTGTTGAAAATCCAGCAAATGCAGTTCCTGCAACAGTCGCCATGAGTTTTAGTTTCGAATAGACAGCATCAACACTTCCTTCGAGTTTTGAGAGTGTCCCCGTAGCATTGTTCTTTGCGTCTATGACTATTTGTAGATTACTTTTTGTCGCCATATTTATCTTTTATTTTTCTGTAAATATTCGTTTTCAACCTGCATATAACTAAGTATTACATCAATAAACTCCCAAGGTTGATTGAGATAAGTATGATAATCCCATCCCATAAACTTGCAGACAAACATTGCCTTCATCATTTCATCAGCATTTCCTTTGCTCCCGGAGATCATTTTTCTCATCTCATAGATTCTTCTGTTTTTTTTTCTTGCCCTATATTAAAAAGATTTGATATTTTCTGAATTATAAAAACATAATCTTCTCCGTGAAGATCTAAGAGTCTCTCAGATAGATTCTCATTAGATCCTTCTATAGATATAAGGCCTATCTCAATCATTGCATCAATGGATTTTCCCCTCCCTTGTTGAGACACCACTTCAGACACCTTTTTAATATCTCTTCCTGTTATATATTCAAATATCTCAAATTTGACACCTCTTGGTGATTGAATTTCTTTTTTTGGCTTTTCCATATATATTTGACTTTATTATGTTAGGGGATTACTCTTAAAATATAAATTTAATAAATTATTGCCTATGAAACTCTCTTGCTCCTCTTGTAAAAGTCAGAAAACCAAATCAAGTCGTAGTATTTGGATTTGGGTATTCGTTATTCTTCTTTTTCCTCTTGGTCTCCTTCTCCTTCTTCTCCCAAAGCATCACAAATGCAAAGATTGTGGATTTACTTTTAAGGGGTAAAATAACTATGTCCTCTCAATCAACTTCTCCATCCGTAGGCCTATTTGTATTTTCTTGTGCTACAACCTTCTTCTCGTTCTTATATATCTTGTACATCATTCTTTCCTCTAATATCTTTGAGCTTTTTTCTCATTTGATTATATCTATGATAGTTTTTGCAGTATTTTTCAATATTGCCAAATACCTCCTAAAAACTCCTAAAGAAGAGGAAAAATTCTCATTCTCAGTCACAGACGATGCTCCCATTAAATTTGAATATCCGCCATACACACCACCTAAACCCCTTATACCTCCTTATCTTTGCCCATACTGTCAAGTGGAATTTCCCACTGAACCGAAACGAAAACGGAAATGCCCTTCTTGCAAAGAAACGGTATACATAGAATATTCCGAGGACGATCCACTGAAACAAAAATATCTTATGAAAGAAGAGGATGTTCTTGCTATCCGAGAAGAAAGAAATTGGGAATCTCTTCCTGATATAGCGGATAGATTTTCTCTTTCACGAAATCGAATTTCTCAAGAAATCAAAATGCTTCGAGAAAAGAACTTTTCTTTCAAGGATGTTCAATGGTCAATCTATAATTTTATTGCCAATGAACTCATCAAAAAATCTTCGTATGGAGATCTAAGTTCTTTGTATTACACAATGGCAATTACCGTTTATGACCAAGGAAAGGATCCTAACACTCTCTTGCAAAAGTCAAGCGAGATGGAACTTCACTCTCTCAAAAAAGACTTTCCCGAGGTAAAAAGGGTTTCCATTTTGGCGACTGATGACAGTTGCCCGGCATGTAAAGAGCTTTCAGAAAAAACCCTTACGATAGACCAAGCCATAAAGCAAAAACTTCTTCCCGTAAAACATTGCTCAAGACCTCTTCATAAAAAAGAATCTCGTCCTTTTTGCAGATGCACTTATACTCCCGACATTAAATAATCAAAGAACCTTAACTATCCCGACAAATCCGCCAAACAGAATAAGAAACAGCAATACTCTCAATAATCCATATACAAAATGAAATAACATCTCGTTCCAGCTTTTCGGATGATTTTTGGGAAAGCAATTATTTGCGTATCTCATAAATTCTGTTATAATGTCCATAGGTTCTCAAACCGTTTGAAGTAGCTCGCCAAAGTCGCTTCAGGCGGTTTTTTTTATTTTCACCTAGTAACTTTCCTGCTCATTTACCACCACAACCGATCCGATAGAACTTTCCGATATGCTGTATTTTCCTTTGAGTCTCATTGTTTGCTTGATTTGGTCTCCCATTCCTCCGGAAGGACTCCATTCTTCTATATGACATTTCGCGAGTTTTATCGTGATTCGAGGATTGCTTGAAGCTCCTATGGTTACCGGAGAGAGGATGTCAATCTCTACCGCCTGTTCTGTTCCTGCTTCATATAGATCCTTGAGTGTCGTCGCATCAAAATACCCCTCTAGATTAAGTTCCACTGAGAAAGTTTTATTGACGATTTCTGTTGGTTCCGTACTTCCAAGAACGAAAAGTTCTTCTACGTCCTTATCAAGAGAGAGTTCAAAAGAGGCAATTTCTGAATTTGACGCACCCGAAAGACCTGCCAGGTTAGACGCGTGCTTGAAAGTAATCATTTTTGAAAAAAAATTATTCTCCTGTGCGTAAGAAGGTGTATTAGATGAACTTGTACCCTTCTTTGCCGAAAGAGATGCTGAGACTTCCAAATATTGACCCTTGGCACCGGAGAGCTTCACAGACTTAAACATCCCGAGAGCGTGTTTCAATTGTTCAAGGTCATTTTTCATTTCAAGAGTAAAAGATTGATGCTTGTCGGAATTACCGAGAAGGCTAAAAGTGTGTTCATACGCAGTTGTTTCTTTGATTTCGGAGGAAACTTGTCCCAAAGCCCCGAGCAAAAAGTATCCAATAGTTTTATCTCCGGCGATATATTTTGGAATTTCAAGCTCTGCCCATTCTTTATCAATAACAGCATCCACCGAATCCACGATCACACCGTAGTTTGATTCATTTTGGATATATTCTTTCATTGGATTAATGAAAGCCGGTTCCACCATAGGGATCCACACATCAGGAGAAGCTTCTCCAGTTCCTCGAGTTCCCTCTTTCGCGATACCTATTGCATATTTTTTTCCGAGCATAAGCGTATAAAACAAAAAGCCCCGACATCCGGAGCGCATACGCTCAATCGAATATCGGGACCCGTAAGTCCATTTAAATTGTTATGTGTATAATACTATTTTTTCTTTTTCTTGGCAAGTACTTTTTTATCCGCCTCCTCTCGACTTTCCGCTTCCACGGATATTCCGTAATCCGGATAAAAAAACACCTGTTTATTTTTCTTTGGCCTAAGAGCCTTATTTTCCATATTTTTCATCATACATCTACTTCAATTATGAGTTTAAGTGTCGCATATTTTACCCATCCGACTGATTCTGCATATTCCCCCCACTGACTTCCCACAGGGCGAACCAATCGAACCGTACCGCCCAAGAGATAATCTTCTCGGAAATCCGCCTCAATATCAGATATGACAGAGGCAAGAATCCGTATAGCATTCTCAAGCCCGGTATTTTCCACTTCTTGATGAATCACTATCTCAAAAGTGTATTCTGCACCATTCTCTACATTCGTCCTGAAATCTTCATCTTTTTCCGATGGTTCAAATGTAGCCGATGGATACCCGGAGAACTTTGTTTTATGAGAAGGAAACACTTCCACAAGAGGTTCACCTTCTCCCGTGTGCGCTTTCAGTTTCTCTTGGATTTTATTAATAAGGGTTAGCCACATACACTATGTTTTTTCTTTAACAAGAGCACATTTTTTAAACCGAATGGAGTTGAAATTTTCCTCTCTTACTCCTCGCACATCATAATTTTCTCCGTCCACAATCACTCTATCCGTCGCCACGATGTCCGTATCATACTCTACGAAGAGTTCCCATCCTTGGCCATATTGTATCGAGTTTATTTTTTCGAGTCTTTCGCTCATCTGCCTGAGATGACCTACTCCGCTTGAAGCATCGATATAGCTTGACTTATTGGCCGTCGAGAGGAGTCTTTTTGTTGTAAAATGTCTATCAAATGTTGCATTCATACGCGAAGAGATCTATATCTACTGAGAATATTTTTTTGATAAGTGAGAAGGTTTTCCGCCCAGTCAATGCTCCCTCCTCCGGATATTGATTCGCTTTTTATTCCTTGCGAGCGTCTTCTTTTATAAATCATAGAAGCGATTTCAACAATCACCATTCCGAGGTCAGACGGAAGCGTCGATTGCGTATACCCTCCGACATATACCACCTTTACATTGCCAATTCCTTTCGTAAATGCCGTTTCATGCCGGATAACACCAGCCGTAAGATCAGAAAAATATTCATCTCCGTCGACCGTTTCCCAGTCCGGGTTTTCTTGTGTTCCTGCATTCTCCTGGACGCTTGTTATGGAAGAAATAGGAGTATTTTTGAGAAGCACAGAAGGGTTTCCCCCGTCGAAATATTCTGTAAATGTCGCTTCTTCCAGTGCCTTTCCGATATATCCGGAAACAAAAGCCTCTCCATATCGCAGACACTGCTTGAGAACCTCTTGTTCCGCTACTGATTCAATCCCGAGATAGGTTTTTAGTTCTGATAGATTAACGATCATACTTTTTTCTTCATTGTTTTATTAATTTCTTCCTCAAAAATCTCCCACACTCTTTTTTGATGATCCTTCACTGTCTCTTTAAACCACGGTTGCCCTTTGGTTCCTTTGGCCGCTATGGAGCGAGCAAGGAGAAAAGGAGGAATACCGTGCTCCGTCGCCCATTTAGAGAAAGAGGAATTATCATCTTTCCATACCTTCATTGGGACCCAATGCGGTTCAGTTCCTTCGTGTACTCCCTCGGCATACTCAAGTCTATTAGCGACCACACCCTGAAACCCCTCTGTTTTATACGACATCGCTTTCCTTAATTCCCCTCTCCATTTCGGCGTATTTTTAGAAGCCTTTGACCACATAAAGAGTGTTGCTCTGGAGACTGCCTTCTTTACCGCAAAAGGTTCGTGTTTCGTGATGTATGCGATCTTTTTTGCTAGATCTCCCTTGATCGTTATCTGTGCCTGCATATACCTTCTTTTATATACCTCAAAGCTTTTTCTCTCTCTGTCCCTCTAAATATTGCCCTGTCGCCTCTCGCATATCCATCGTTACTGCTTGTTATAAACTCGACAGCAATCCCATCAAGTGGAACTCCTGGCGTGGCAGATATACCCTCTCCTCCATCATTTTCAAATTGAGAGACTTTCGGAAATTTCTTTTGTAAAAATGTCCGAAAGTCTTTCGACAAAACGAGAGAATCATCCGAAGACAAAAACGACCAATCTTTCACCAATTTCTCATCAAATTGCTCTCCGCGAACCTTAAAATCTCTAGAGGCGGTATTTATTTTTTCCGCTTGTATAAAGAAAAGATTGCCATAAACAGTCCTTAGTGAGTGTGCTCCTTTTTTTTGCGCAAATTCCATAGCCGTTACAAGCTTTTTTTTCTCGCAGACAAACGGTGAATGTACTCCGTAATCAATGATTTTCCTTTTTCCGGTGTTTTTCAGTGCGTTTCTTGTATCTACAAGAGACTGGAAATAACACCCTGATCCTATTGGATGTTTTTTAATAACCTCATCGATAGATCCTCGGCTATAATACGGAATATTTTCCCTCTTTTCGAGAAAGAAAAAATCATCATTCATCAAAACAAACTTTTCGCTGATTCTTGTGTCATTGCAAGCAACAAGGAGTTTTCTGAGAGCGTTTTCTTGTTTTATTTGTGTTTCGTCCTTTGCCGGAATATGAATTGCACCCTTCATCCATTGTGGATATTCCCCGACCACAAAAACTTTTTCAAAATCAAAGAACTTCTCAATACTCCGGAGAGAATATCGAATTTCGTTATTGCCCCAAAGGGAGCCTGTTCCCAATATATATACGACATCCATATATCACTCCTTCATCTTGGATTCGATATATTCGAATCCAAATCAAAGAATGATTATGCCTTTTTAGCAACATCTTGCTTGATGAGTTCTTTTGCAAGCTTTTCATCTTCTCCTTGAAAAACAGCAATATCTCCTTTGACATATCCTCGGAAATTTTTCAAAAATTCCACCTTTTTACCTTCTTCTTTTTTTGCTTGTGCCATATTTATATTATTACTTGTTATAGCATCTCTTTCCTGCCCACAGTGTGGGCAGAGAAACAAATGCCATAGAAACTATGAGCTAGTTACTACTTTTACTCCCGTAAGTTTACGGAATGCATCTGAGATAGTTACTCCTCCGTCAATTGCTTGATATGCAACGAGTTCGGTTTGGAGCTTAGAGATTATCTTGTCGCTATCCATTGAAAGAGTAGTTCCCTCTTTAATGTGATAATACGAGAAATCCCCAAAATATACCTCCGTCTCATTTCCTCCGTCTCCAAGGTTCTCCGGAATATTTGAGCTTTCATCAAAATCTTTTCCGAATAGTTTTTCCAATACTTGGGCGGGATCGAATAACGGACGATTATTAGAATCTTTGAGAGAGTCAGTATAGAGCTTTCCATTTCCTGAAGTAAGGAAGGTTGCTCCTTTGCGATACTGAGAAGGAACTTCATAGAAGAGCTTCTTGAGATCATCAATAGCAAGTCCTGCACCTGCTTGAGCAATAGACGAAATGCTTGAAGCACCATCACGAATTCCAAGAGGCTCATTATCACCATCTCCTCCAATAAACTTAGACTCCTCAGCATTCGCAAGTTTGCGAGCCATAAGGTTTGCGATATAGGACTCAATAGCAATAGGAGTTGAGTTCATCAACTGCCACGGTACCAATACGCGAGCCGCCACCCAGTTATCTTCGAAAGATTTCTTTGCGAGCGTTGGGTTGCTTTCAGTAATCGCAACATTCTCACTCATCCAATACCCGGTTACCGTCACGTTTTCTACGGGCAAGTCAAATTTACCTGCCATTTGAAAAACAAAAGAACGATTTCGGATAACTGCTTGTTCTTCCTTTTTTTCAAGGATTCTCGTTGCTAATTCCGTAGGGATCGTGTGCCCCATAGAAGTGGTTTCAGAGGTTACAGCTTTTACGCCATATTCCTTGTGTTTTTGTTCCGGAAGAACATTTTGCTTAATGAAGTTTGCTGATACTTCCGCTCTTTTAACGTTAGAATCAACTTCTTCTTTTACTTCCGTTGGAAGTTCGGTAAGTTTGAGCTTACCATTTTCTCCCAATTCAAGACCCATTTCCTTAAGAGATGCTTCCGTAGCCTCAGAAACAAGCTCAGAAAGAGGGATCTCTTTTCCCTCAGCATCCTGAAGGACTATTTCATTTTTCTTCATATTTTTACATTTACCGACCAATTATTTTTCCTCAATCCGTTTTATAGTAAATAAAACTTGATTGAGAGATTTGACGCCTTTTCTCGCTTCTCTTCGAATAATCTTGAGAGTTTGCGAGTCGTCCTTTTTTTCCTCCTCCTCATCGACCTCTTGAGTTGGAGCCTCGTGTGCGGTCTTAAACACCGCGACAGATTGCAAAATTTTCATCGCCTCTTCCACTATTTCCCGATTTCGCGACAAATTAAGATTTTCGGGATTAGCGTCTTTTACAAGAGGCTGTACTTTATCGGATTTTTCCGCTTCTCCCACAAGCTCCCCGAGGAGTCCGATTGTCTCCGTGAGCATCGCATCAAATTCTTTTACTTCTGTTTCTTCGTCAAAATAGGCCGTCCAAAAGGCATCCATAATCCTATTGACATCTTTTATTTTTTCCCATTTCTCTTCTCTTTTATCGCGATCATCTACAACATCCGACACTTCACCCTTTTCTTCCGGCTCTTCCTCAGAATCATCTTTTTCTTCTCCGGATTTTACCGATATAACTTCCGTCTTGTCATTGCATCCGACAAGTACCGGAGATATTTCATAGAGTCGTAATTTTCTCAAATGTCTTACTCCTTTTTCATCGACATCATCCTCTTCTATCTTGTACCCAATAGAAAACTCATCGACAGCGCCAGCCTTGATGAGTGCATACGCCTCTTTAGCTCTTTGTACATCAAGTATGAGTTGAAACTTCACGCGAAGTCCTTTTTCATCTTCTGTGGCCTCAAGAGGTACTCCAATAACCTCATTCCAGTCGTGAGACCATACAACCTTTGGCATTTTTGTTGCTAGAGATTCTTTGAAAGCTCCCTTTTCCACAATTTCGTTTGCTTGGTCAATATTTCCAAAAATAGAAACGTACGCCTCTATCACTCCTTTCTCTTCGAGCGCTTTTACACTGGCAAGTCCTTTAATTTTGAATTTCTTCATATCGCTTATATATACAAAAAGGACTCCACACCGTGGAATCCGTAGATTCTTTGAGTATGGAGCCCTTGAGCTCAAGTTAAATTGTTATTTTTATACTACCACAAACATCAAATCACCGTCAACTACTTTGGCAAGTCATTCTTCGCTGTAACTGTAATATCTCCGAATGTTATTATTTGGCCATTGGTGTAAGTCACCTCTATTTCTGCGTAATATACCCCCTTTTTCTCGAAGTCTTCTTCGGCGACTCGATACTTACATGTTCCACTTGCCCCATCGATAATCTCCATCGATCCACTCACGGAAAGAGAATTTTCGTCTTCGTGCTGTGCTTTAAGGAGTATTGTTGTGTCGGTGATATCTACTACACTTCCATCACTATTAGTTAAGCTAAACTCTAGTTCATATTGTTTGTCATTTGTGTATACTTCTATGTTCATATTGCCTATTTTTTAATGATAAATGATTTTTTATTATCCTTCATGTTGAGTGTTTTTTTCTTGAGCTGTACAGAATATTTTCTTTTCATTCCTTTGAGGGAAAAATACTTTTTATGGGCCATTACGCGAATAGTACCGCCATATCCATTTTTGAGAGTTGCTTTTTTAATGTAAAATACAGCCAATAAGGACTCATCCTCTCCTTCTCCTGAATCTTTTACGACGTATGCCTTTCTTAATGTTTCCTCCGCATCACCACTGTCCTCTACGGAAGCTTCTGTTGATATAGAGAAAGAATCTTCAGATACACCCTCCTCTTTCTCTGTTACATACACCCGAATAGTTTCTTTATCAGAAAAAACTGCATCATCAAGTACTCCAATACTTACAAGAGCTTTAATAAGCTCATCTCCGGATCCTTCCTCAAGTACTTGCGCTAGGGCTTTTGTAAGGATTGAATCAGCCCCAATCCCTTCATCTACAATAGGCGTCTGTAGCATTATAGACAAGAGATCACTCAAATTTCCTTCTTCAGACGCCTCCAAAAGAGCGCGGACATCTGCACTATCACTTCCTATCACAATTTCAGATAAAAATGCGCTTACTTGTTTAGATAGATTCTCCTGTGTCACCCCACCTTCCGATATAAACGCCATAGCTGAAAGAGTGATATTCTCTCCTCCGTTTATATCTTCGCCGAGAACGAGATTACTAAAAATGATCGAAATATTTTCATCTCCTTCTCCGCTATCTTGTAATACAAAAACATTTTTTCCGTTTAATGCCTCCCCTCCTTCTCCTATGTCAACAATTTCAAAAATATTTGATAGAGAAAACTGCTCATCACCTTCACCCGTATCCAATAATGGAACAACTATGCCAAAGACTATCTCTTCACTTCCGATTCCGCTTTCTACAAGAAGTGTTTCTATCTTCTCCTGTATCTCTTCGGCTCCTACTCCTTGTTCCAAAAGGACAAAGACGTTGGAAGCCTCCAAGATATCGCTCAAAGTCCCTTGTTCATCTAAAGTGATAGACGCTAGAAATGATACAATGTCGGAACTTATTCCGCTCTCTCCTATGTATGATGTTGCTTTGGCGAAAACTTCACTTCCAGATATTCCCTCATCAGAAACTTCTTTTGCTTGTCCTTCTTCTTTCAATATTGCCTCTCTTGGTTTGTAAAGCTCCCAAACTTCTACAAGGCTTCCACTTTGTGTAAGGATGAAACCCGTTTCTGCAATAATGTCTTCCGCTCCGGAACCTACTTCTTCTACGTCTACCAAAGATGCCGATTGAGTTTTTTGGATTATTTCACTTCCAGAGCCTGATTCTGATATAGAGACTACTACTACAGCCTCTTTTTTCACCAACAGTAACTCTGCTGGTGTCGTATCATCAATTCCAGTAATAGACTCAACTTGAGCTGTCACTGTTATAACATCATCAATAGACAACCCGTCTAATAAACCACTCGTAACCAATGAGCTGTCATTGTGTCCACTAGAATTTCTTATATAAGCGTGTTTCGCTTGAAAACCTTCTTGCTCTATATCATTTACATAAATCTTAATCCTAGTGTTTGCTCTAGCACTAACACTGCTCAAACCAACATTGAAAGTAAAGAAGTAATCACCATCTTCTTTAACCGTAATCTGGTGATTGTTTGAGGATGTGGAATGCGTATATATAGAGGTATCTATAATCTCATCAGTTGCCCAATTTACGTCCGATTCAGTACTTGGAGCCCACTCATCAGATCCCCCCACTTGAGTTGCCTTTCCATAATATACCTTATTGTCTGGTAGCTTTATAATAACAATGTTACCACTTGTCCCAGTTGGAACTGTGACAATTCCCGTTTCTCCGTCAATCGACATTAATACACTAAGAACTTGATTCGGACTCGAAGACTGAACAACTCCAGCATAATGTATTGATGAGTTTTCCTGTTCACTGTTGCGAATATATCCCTGTTTCGCCTCTCCAACCGTAGTACCATCTAACTGGATTCTCGCTCCAGCATTACTTCTTAATACAGAACTTGTTTCCGGAATCGTAAGGAGAACTAAATAATTTCCAGCTTCATCTAATGTTATCTCATTCGGGTCAACGGATGTTGAGTGTGTGTATCCAGAATCTTTTCTGTCTTCTGTCTCCCATTTGAAATCGGACGCCTGGTTTATATCTGTCCCAGCTATGGTCTCCGTACCTCTTGCAGAAAAGACAACTTTATCATCAACTTTTTCTACATATAAAGTATGCGTTTCTGCGTTTAATGTTCCAGAAGCCCCCTCAATCTCTACGAATATCTCAACATAATCATTAACGGATAATCCCTGCAAAAAAGCAGAGATATAAGCACTGCTTTCTGTGTGGTTACTCCCGTTTCTTATGTATGCACTCGCTCCCTGTCCGACGTCTACCTTGGAACCATTCACATAAACATAAACTAAAATGTTCGACCTCTGTATTGAAGAATTTTGCGGAATGTTTGCTGTAAGAATATAATCACCTGCCTCCAATATCTCCAGCCTTGTATCCTCTCCACTGCTCCAGCTAAAAATACTGTCATTGTAGCTCTGCGAAACATTCCACGATAAAGCCCCTGCTGGATTTTGATTGAGGTTAAGAGGAAGGGTACCCTTAAGCATTGCAACTTTTCCGTCTAAGTTTGATATTGCTACCGTAATTTCATTTACAGTGAAAGTCTCCTTCCATCCGATGTTGGAGTCTCCATTATTGTCATACGGTATTATGTTATAATAATTTCCGTCCAATCCAATTTTTATATCAGTCAAGTCTGTGTACTGTGCTGGGACGACAAATTCAAATTCGTAAACTCCATTGTATATATCTCCAGATACCAATGTATACTCTCCAGAAGTTATCGTGCTACCGTCATATGGTTCTTCTCTAACCCATATCTGTATTCTATCAACTCCAGCTATAGCCGATGCCTCTAATTGAAATTTTACAGTGTCACCAATCTCACATTCATAAGACGGGCTTTCTATCCCGTTAACAAACATTTTTGTATTAGATATAGTGCCAGAGAAAGCCATACTAAAAATAACTATATTCTGAATTTATTTCTTCTAATCCAATCATTTCAACTGTATCAATAAAAGAAAATGTTTTAATCCTTCCATTTTCTTCACCAATGTCATATGCGACAATGAAATTTGTCGGGTTTATCATTACCAATGAAGACTTTCCATCTATTGTGTTAGTGAAAACGCCTGATCCGATTACCGTAATTTCATAGCTTTCATTTATTGAAAACATTTTAACATTACTTCCATCCCCTCGATAAGTCGCTAAAAAAGTAGTATCAGATAATTTTACCAAAGACCCAAAAATACCAATTGAATTATCGTACTCCAAGCTATCAATTTCTGTTATATTATAACTACCGTCTATTGAAAATGTTTTTATAAAACCATCACTACCATAACCCTTATAAATAAGAATAAAATGAGTTGAGTCAATTACGACTAAAGACTCGTCTCCACCATCTCCAGAGTCGTGAATAAAGCTATCGATTTCTGTTATATTTGAATAACTGCCATCTATCGAAAAGGTTTTTATTGTAGCATCCCCATTATCAATAGCTAGCATAAAATGTGTAGAGTCTATCTTTACTAACGAAGCACTGTAACCATACCCAGTATCAAAAGTTAAAGCATCAATTTGAGTAATATTGTACAATTCATCTATAGAAAAGGTCTTTATAATACAATCACCCCCACTAAACGCCAACATAAAATGAGTTGAATCTATCATTACAAGTGAAGTTGCTTTACCTGTTGTTGTACTGTGTGCGAAACTTTTAATTTCTGTTATATTATAACTACCGTCTATTGAGAATATTTTTATAAAATTATCACCTCCACACATTGCAGAAAGCATAAGATGACTAGAGTCGATTTTTATTAAAGAGTTTGCTGAAGAGCTAACATCGTGTGTCAAGCTATCAATTTCTGTTATATTATAACTACCGTCTATTGAAAATGTTTTTATAACACCGCCAGCACTTCCATAATAGGCAACAGCAAAATGAGTCGGGTCTATTGCGACCAATGATGACTCTTCTGCTATAGCGTCAAAAACAAGCTCATCTAATTCTGTTAATTCGTATGCCATAATTCTTATTAAACAAGCCCCACTAAAAAGCAGGGCTTGTCATTTTTACTTTACTAAAACATTCTATGAAAGCGTAATTTCAAGCGTAAGTGTCCAAGTCTGCCCTGATGCTTTTGTTCCTTGTGAAGATACTTTTCTGTTGAGCATTGTTCCTCCTGTAGAAGCATTGAATACCGCAAACTCATTCCAGTCATAATTTGCGTCAGATGAACCGAAGTCCGCCTGGAACACCATTTTTTGGTTTGTTCCATAGGTAGGATACCCGCTATTCATACCCTTTCGCAACTTGTTTGTTGATGCTTGAAGGTCTGTCTGACTCGCACTTTCGGCGGTATTGCTATCACCAACACCAATATAAGAATTTGCATTGTCAAAGCCCGTTCCCCCTCCTCCTGCAAGAAGAGTAAACAAGGCATTGATTCCTCCGTTTACAAGAAGGTTTGGGGCAAATTCTTTTACCTCAAATACTTCCCCTTTTCTCTTAGCCTCTTCACTGGCAAACTTTTCGATTTTCCATTTGGCTTGCCAGTTGCCACGTTCTTTTTGTGTGTTCATATAACTATTTTTTTAATTATTCTTGCTTTGGCATCTTCGTTGCGAGAGATTCTTGATACGCTTTTTCCTTTGCAATTTCTGTCTCTTTTTCTTCAATTTGCTTGACCAATGATTCAACATTTTCAACAAATTTTCTTGCAAGTGAAAGTTTTACTTGCCTATATGCATCAACGTTAGGGTCATACATTGATACGAGGGGTTCTTGATTTTCCATATTTTCTCTTATTATTTTTTCTTAAAAAAAAACGGCTCCCAGCCGTATGCATTCGTAAATGCTTAGCTGAGAGTCCGTAAACTCAATTTAAATTGTTGTTTTTAGTATAGCACACCCGTATCAATCGTCAACAACCGGGGCGACACTACACTGACAATTAACTGATTCGTGTGCCGGAAGACTCGGATCATTCGGAAAATGTGCTTTATATCCTCCTACATCGAATTTCTCCTCTATTCCTATCACTTTTCCATCAAGATTTTTATGCGACTCCCGAGTATTACGGAATACGGCCATCCACACTCTTTTTTCTGCCCCGAGTGCTTTCATTTCTTCCAACCGTGCCATATTTTGAGCTCTTCCCACTTCCGTTCTTGCGATTGCCTCCGCTCTTGACTTTGAAGCTTCTGCGTATACATCCGATATACGATCACGAAGTTTTTCGATAGTTTCCCCAACCTCAACTCCCTCTGAAAGGGTGTCTTTAATGGCAGTAAATGTCGTTTCGTTTACTTTTCGTGCAAATCTCTGTGGCATCGTCGCGAGAAATGATTTGACCGTTGCTCTTCCAAACACATTCACTTCATCAGATCCGAGTAGCATCGCAATAGCACTGACACCGTCTTTGATATTTTCCCGATAGCTTTCCAAAAATATTTTTTTCAGCCCTTCCTCATTCTCTGCTCCGGAAGTAATATCATCCACTTTTATGTCCTTTTTTTCTTTCAGATTTTTAAGAATCGCCTTTTTCTGCTCCATAAAAAACTCCTGAAGCCTCCTCTTGAATTTTTTTTCACGATTTTCCGCAATTTTAAGATATTGCTTCCTCTCCGCTTTCAATTTCTCAGAATAGTCTTTTTTTTTAGAATTTACCATTGTATACACCTTTTTTCCTCCTCCCATTAAACGTTTTTCCACATTCTCAGCAATCTTTTTCCTCATAAGAGTAATGGCAATACGCTTTCTTTTTCGCGCAAGAATCTTTGAGCGAATGAGAGAAGCATTCTTGACATACCCGACCTTTTTTATCGCCTTTATCTCCAGCCTTTTTTCTTCCTCTTCTTCATCTTCGTCTTCCCCTGCGACAGATCCTCTCATAGAAACATACAAGACATCACCTCCTTCGATAGGAGGGAGATTTTGTCTTTCTCGTGACTCATTTACCGTATAGACGAGATTGGTGAGTTTATGAAGTTCATCAACAGTCTTTTCTCTGTCATCCGAAACAGGAGGAGTATGTTCGATCCATCCATCCTCGTCAAAATACGGCACCAAAAATTCATTTAAATGCTCTTCTAGAAACTTCATTCTCGGTTCTATCGTAAGCGTGAGAAATGCTTTATAGGCCGTTTCAGAATTTGAAAGATTTACATCATCACTCAAATACAATCCCTTCGGCACATCAAGGAGTGTGAGAATACTATCCCTTGCGTCTTTTCGCGTTTCTCTGTATTGGATTTCCTTATGATCTTTTTGTGTTGGTTTCCATTTGAGACCTGCTTCCAAAATCGCCGCGTTCCCCGGGCTTGAGTGTCTCGCATACCACGCCGTTTTGAGTCTTTCAAATTGCTCATCCGTAAGTTCCTGATCCGTCTCAAGCACTCCATCCGGCTCTGCTTTATTTTGCAAAAGTCCAAGATTCCAAAGAGAGGCTGTAAGGTCTGTATCTACTTCGATTCCAGCTTTTTGAAGCGGTGATATTCCTGGTTTGGTCATATCAGTGGGAGAAGGTATGAATATGTCTATGATTTCATCTTTTTGAAAAGTGGCCACTCGCGATCCTACACGAAATTCATATCGAGTAAGTATATCATTTTCATATATGGCCTTGAGAAGATCCGGGCGAACAGGAAAGAGATTAGCGATACTTCCATTTGTGTTTCGGTCAATGTGTATGGGACATCGCCCCCACACATCGAGAAAAAGCGACAAATACGAAAAAAACATCCCTTTCGTCATTCGGTCATTCGGTTTATAGAGAAGAGATATTATGTTACTTTGAGTCACTTCTTCCACCTCTCCTTTTTGATTCATTCGATACTCCCTAAATTCAATAGAGGACAATGCCTCAAATTTCTTCGAAATTGCCCACGCCGCCCAACCAGTATATCCGTGAGAGGGATTGCTTGTTGTCTCACTTACTCCGGTAATTCTCCCCGTTTGAAACGGATAACGAGAGAGTCGAATATCTTGAATACTGGAAAACTTTTTTCCCGTCTCTTTTACTCCACGAAAAATCTTTTGAAAAATATTCATATAAACAAAAAGGACTCGCGAGCGCAATCCATAGATTGACACCTGCGAGTCCGTAAACTCAAGTAAATTGTTACTCTTATACTATCACCTCTTTTTGCTTTCTTCAAGTTGTGGTCTAAATTCCATTGTGTATGGCCGTCTCTCTTCTCCTTCCGGCTGTATTCTCATAGCAAATGGAATGCCAATCTGATTTACAATTTTTTGAATATCTTCGAGAAGAACCTTTTTCTTTGTTCGTCGGTATTCTTCAAAGAGTGCGAGTATGAGCTTTTGTGCTCCTGCCATTTTTCTTTTGTGTGATTGTGGTAATTGTATCATAATGTTCTCATTTTAGGTGTATTATTCTCATCTCTCTTTCTGAGGCCATCGACCTTGTGCCCGTTGATTATTACAACAACCTCCCTGCGGATTTCAATTTCTATAATTTTACGGCAATGCGGACATTTTGTTACACACTCAAACAAAGAAACATCCTCTGTCTTTGTCTTGAATATCGGTCCTGAGCAAGAAGGGCAATTTATGATCATAAAACTCGTATTTTTGGTTTTGTTGTAAAATCTCTTTTTATCTCAAAAATCATTCGCATAATGAGTGTATCAGAATAATCCGGAGACCGTCCTATCAATTCTTTCACCTTTTCTTTCTTCGTGAGTCGCAATTTTCCCTCCGTTTCAAATCCTCCTTCCTTGAGTTGCTCCAATTCCTCTGATATATCTTCTCGAATCTGAGAATCATCCGGATCATCTATTCCTATTTTCCCTTTTTCCGCGAGTTCTGCGAATTTATACGCACACTGCGTTTTAAGATTGGCATAATTGAGCGGTTTATTTTTCTTTTCGCTGTCCCACTTTGGCGGTTTTATTGGGGAAGAGTTATTGACAAATCCAACGCACCCCCTCACTTGGTCCACTACGCCACCACCCACACCGTCATCATCGAGTACAATATGTGAACGTCTCACTCCTTTTTTTTCTGCGAGTTGCACAATAAAAGAAGCGGATTTTTTTGTGTCTTTTCTTATTTCTTTTGGAATAATGTGAATCTCTTTGGCCTGAAGTCCCTCCCAATAAATAATCGGCATTTTATCATTTCCTTTTCTTGATACATCTCCGGATATATACCCCTCTTCAGATTGTTTGGCTTTATTGGTAAATAAGTCCGTTATAGCCTCAAGTGTGAGAAGAGCGCTTGGATCATCATCAAATTCCCAATCTCCGAAAAGAAGCCTTGCCTTAATTTTTTTATCGTCAATCGAACGAAGATTTTTTATGTAGTGTTTTGAGATAAATGGATTATCTCCAACAAGAGATTTAACAAATTTTTTATTCTCCGGAAGCATTTTGTTTTTATAGGGTTTATAGAAATCAGTATAGGGAAATCCCTTCCCCGGGTTACACGACATTAGAAGTTTTGGGCTTAAACCATATTCATCCAATCGGTATCGTATGCGAGATTTGATAACCTCCTTCACCCTTTTAATAATCTGAGACACCTCGTCAAGGAATGCAAAGGATATTTCCAATGACCCTAATTCATCAAACTCCGGATCGGATGGATAGAGAAACAAATCTTGAAACAGTATCTCCGAGCCATTGGCAAATTTTATTTCTGATTTTTGGTCGTTATAGAAATAGTCTTCGTCAGCAACAAGTTTCCATTCTTTTCTCATCACTTCAAAAAGTGTTTTTCCCGTTGTTTTTTTAAGCGTTTTAAGCTTTGCTCTCCCAATAAGTCCGCGAACTCCCGGATATTTAAGGCATAACATCAATGCCCACGAACACCCGAGATATGTTTTTCCACCTCCAGCTCCACCCCCAAAGAGGATCTCCGATGTTACATCATCATTGAGATACCTATACGCCTCATCTTGGCGCTCACTCATTTCCCATTGTATTCTTACCTCCTCCATTTTTTTGATTTTTTACCACTGAAATTGATACTAAAAATTGTTTAGAATTGACTTCGTGTTTTTCGGGCGCGTATGTTCCTCGAAGTTTATGCGCCATATCCACGGCCGAGAGTCGGTACTTATATGCTGGAGTAGTGTAGTAGACTTTCTTATATTGTTTTATAATTCCCTCTCCTTCAAAAATGTCCACCTCGTCTATCTGAATAACTTTTGCGCCGGGAACACTTCGTATAATTTTTTTAATGTCCGCGTCACTTTTTTCGATTGGAAAAAGAGATTCTTGATGTGCGGAAGCTCCCAAAACCTCCTTATGCACTTTTGCGATTTTATTTTCCGGAAGATATTGTGTTAGTAAGTCCTGAAATGTCTTTGTTTCAAGTACTTTATCGGGATTTTTTGCCACGGTATCACTATACCCTGCTTCCTTGAGAAGTTTCTTGAGAGAATGCGTTTTTCCCCCATTTGCCAAGTTTTCAGCGATTTTTTCCGCAAGCCTTTTTTGTCTCAAAGATGGATTCTTTTTGCCCATATTACATATAAAATAATTACCGATTTCTCGTCCCCGAAAACATCTGTGCACACATCTTAATAACATCATCGCACCAAATGCCTATATGTGTATATTCTTCCTTGAGAATGTTGTCTTTGTGGGTAGGAGAGTCCATAAGCGCCAAATGAGCTTGTCTTGGTGTCTCATACGAAACAGAAAGATTTTCCCCTGCAACAACAATAGAATTTCCAATTTGACTGCATTCATCAAATATATCTTCATATATGTGATTCCCTTGCGCGTCTTCGTGATCGAAATATTCTCTCGATCGCATATCCATCACTTTCCGGTAAGCGATATTTTCAAGACATTGCGAATATTTTAATCGATCCAACTCTTCATTGTGTCTTTCTTGATTGGTGAGCTCAGCTAATTCACATCCATATCGATTGATGTCAGATTCTTCTTTTTGTTCCCAACAAGAATGAAAAAATTCTTTTGTTTTGACAATTGAACTCTTTGTTTCATCTTGATCTTCCTCTTGCGGTAAGTTTTTTTTCAAAACATTAACTGTGGCCACAAAAAAAACTATTATGGAAACAAGTGCGATTATAATAAGAAATGTTTTGTTCTTCATATATGTATTGTTAGTAGTATGCAATTTTCTTGCTGTTTTGTCTTTACTTTATATTTTATTGAATTGATATATTTTCCCGAATCATCTTCTAGTATCCCCCTCTTTACCAAAAAATCGAGAATCGGCTTAATATAGAGATTGTCGGGATCACGTCTATTTGAATTTTTGAAATGCGCCTCTATTTCGATATTTACCTTTTGAGAAAAAGAAATGTTTTTCCAGTTTTCATTCTCGTATATTGCATATCCAACCGCATTCATTATCTCTTCTCTTTTCTTTTTGTGCACGGCCCAATGAACACGACGATTATTGAATTCATTCCACGACGGACATTTTATTGGTATTTTGAGAGGTTTCATTTTCTTTTGAGTTCTTCTGTAAATTTTTCAATTCTTTTTCCGATTTCTTCGGGTGAATAATATTCCTTAAAATCTCTCCAAAGAGATGTCCACATTTTTTTATTTAGAAGTTCTCTCAGTATTTCTTTCATACCAGTTATTCCTTAAAATGTTTATTCAATTCTTCTTTCAAAAGGTCCATTGCCTCATCAAAGGTCTCCCTATATTCATTGCCGACAATGTATCCATTGGATATCTTTTGTAAAAGAATATTCTTGTCAAAGCCAAAAACTGATTTACCAAATCTGATATAAAGTTTTTCTAATTTTCCTATATTATTTTTCATATTTTCTTCTCTTATCACTCCCTCCAAATTATTTGTTGGAACAAAGGAGTGAGAGAGGGGCAAGACATTGCTTGCCCTGTTGAGTTAATCGCCTTCAGCGAATTGGCACATCTCTTCTCGCTCTTCTTCAAGCTTACGCTCAGCGTTCTGAGCTTGCTTGTATTGATAGTGGCACTTCATACTGCAGAAATGTTTGCGATCGTCTACAATCTTCATCTTGAGCGGATTATGACACCACCAGCACACCTCAGTCACGTGAATAGGAAAGCTCATCGTCTTCTCCTCTGTGGGGTCTCCACAACCTCAAAGTCGTGGAAAATATTAAACGGAGTGAAACAACCATTAAAATGCAGGTAATGCTCACTATTGCTACAGTGATCACGAACCACGATATAAGGTGTTCTATCGAGGTCAATGAGTTCTGAGCACTGACTACACTTTTCATAATCGCCTCCGAGACCGGTATCATCGCTCATTACGCCACCTCTTAAAATAAAAGAACTCTTTTTTGGAAGTGAAATAATCCTCACCCCCTTTCAGTCTCGAGAGAGTATGGGAAAAACTCGAGACTGAGAGGGAGTTGGAATCCAACTCACTCTTAGCCAGGGTGTAGTTTGTTATATATCCGCAAAGAAATTTTTTTCCTATGAATATATCCGTGCCGACACCCCAGCCATACTTTTTAATACGGACAATCACACCTCGAACAAAAATCCATTTTCTCTCGAATTTTCAAAATAGCCTCTCTTGTCGCCCTTATATCACTCAAGGCATCGTGCGCCTTAATACTGATTCCATAATGATCACACACCGTTGAGAGTTTATAATCATCGAGGCATACCTTTTCAGTAAAATCTAGAAAATACATTATCGGCAACGCATCAATACATTTCCAATTCACCAATCCTCCAAAATATGGATCACCGTTTTTTTTCCAAAAAGAATGCATCATCTCCATATCAAATCGAACATTGTATCCGGCCGGAGTGAATTTATCATTTTTGTTATACGGATCTACATATTTTATGAGAATCTTCTTCAACTCTTCATATTGCTCTTTTGGAGAAGGAAAGGCTTTTATTTGTTCCACACTCATTCCGTGTACTTCAAGCGCTTTTTCCTCAATAACATCGTCCCTCATTGGGGCAATTTTCATTTCTATTTCCTCTTGGACATTACCATCTATTTCCACAATTCCGGCAAATTGTATGACAGCATTCTTTTGTGGATTAAGCCCTGTTGTTTCTGTGTCAAAATAAAGAATTTTTTTCATATTTTTTATTCTTAGAGTTTTTAAAATAATTCCATTTGTCTTTTTTTTGAGAATGATACTGAGATTTTTGGAAATATCTCCCCACCAAGTGAATCATTGAGTATTATTTTTTCTCCTTTACGCAAAGCATTTATCAACATAATCTCAAGTATCTCTTTAAATTCCCGATCCTTTTCTTTGTTGATCTCAAGTTTTCTTCCAAGTTCGGGATTTTTTTCAAGAATTTCATTTTTTAAGAGAAATTGTTTTTCTTTTAGCTCTCTTATTTCTTCTAAAATAGATGTGTAAGAATTTTCATTTGCCAATAACGCTTTTAGAGTTTTTCTCGCTTCTGATAGCTCTTTTTTTACCGTATCAAGATTTTCATAAACATCTTGAATATTCCTCTTATTCTCCATACTTATATATTTCTTAAAGTTATTATTCTTCTTGTAATATCCGCCTCGGTTTTTGAATTAAAAACGTTATACGAATTCCACTGAAACTCTTGAGCTGAAGAGTCATTCCATATTTCTTGATATACCAATCCGTTCTGACCGATAAAAAAATACATATCCCCAACCTTCGGCTTTTTCACTGGAGATGCCTTCCACATCGGGATATAAGCGCCACCACTTTTTGGAACATATTCATTTCTCAGGCTTTCTCCGACGATCCTCACAATTTTTCCAAAATTTTTATCTTCCTCATCGCAAATTCTTACATATTCAGGATGTTGTGATTTTTTTCTTGGCCTCTGTACATTTTTACTTCCGCATTTTGGGCATTTTTCAATCTTCTCAGTTCCTAGAAATTCATTTCTAAAATTTTCATAGATTTTTTCTTCCCCATGCTCATCGAAGAAATAAAGTTTGTGACCGAGACCACAATTATTGCATCGATATTTTCCTAACTTTTCCATATATTTACGCTTTATTATCTTTATCAAGTAAAAATCTCTTGTGTCGGAGTGCATCCAATGCCCTTCTCTTGAGCCAAGCGAGTCTATATGCTTGCGGATCTATCACTGCCCCATTCGGATATTTCTTGCTGAATCGAAATATTCCATTATCGTGAAGATATTTTTCAAAAGAAAATACGGTTTTTTCGCCTATTGTATAGCTTTTTCCTTCGTACGGATTAATTTCCCTTTCGAATTCGCGAATAATCCGAAGATCATTGCTATTGTCTATATCAAAGAACTCTCTCTCTCGCGTTTGTGTTTTGTTTTCATCGAATCTCATATATTTATTTTTCTATACTTGGATTAGTTATGAACTTGAAGAGCGTCTCCATTGTGTAGGTTTTGAGCCATCCCTCGTGAATTGCCTTTTTAATGCTTCTGAATCCACTGGACAGCTGATCGTGGGTGAATGGAGTAAGCTCTTTGGCCGGGCGGAGATTTCTTTTGATGTAGGCCGTCCACTGTCCGACCGTTTGGAATTCCGGTTCTGTTGTCTCTGCCCAATCACCGATGATACGAATATGCTGATGAGGAGACTGTGCACACCACGAAATAAATTGCTCAAGTGTCATTGTACGATCCGGGTCTGATTTCTTGTTTGAGCTAGAGTCCGTCGCGCTTTGCGCGACAATATCTTTTTTCTTTTTTACTAATTCTTGTTTACTAAGATCTTTCTTACTAAGGGTGTCATAGTTTTCCGACGACGGTTTTTCCGACGACGGTTTTTCCGACGACGGTAAATCGGACAGGGGGGTATCGTCATTTTCTCCTGCCATTGTTCGATTTTCCGACGACGGTAAATCGGACAATTCATAATCATACCCAATAAACTTTCCATTCCTATTTTTTACCGCTGTTCTGCGTAAAAAGCCCATTGCCTCCAATTCATTTAGTGCTGAGCGAATGGCTGATTTTCCTTCCTTAGACTGTTTCGAAATTCTTCCTATTGAGAATTTCCAGTCATCCGGTTTTGACTGCAAAAAGGCAAATAACCCCTTAGCCCTCAAGCTAATTTCTCCATCATTAAGAATGGAATTAGGGACTTGTCCATATCTAGTCAATATACGAAGTTTACTCATACTCAATTGTGTCTTTTTTTCTTGAATTAATTGATACTTTTTCCCATAAAGGAGTTATCCCGTGAAACTTCATAATTTCTGCCGTTGCCAATTCTTTTTCATCTTCATCTTTTGCTTGAGAGTACATATTATGAAGATCTTCCGGTAAGTCTCTTGTATCAAGTACATTTGGGATGTTTTTAATTCTCATCTTCATACGCTCCTTCATCTTTTGGATTATGTACGGGAGGAATTCCGAGCTCCTCTGCTGTTGGGAATCCCCATTGCGCCTTTTTTCTTCTTTTCATCTTCTTTTGTATACCTCCGAGGCCAAGCTTGCTCATAAAGCGTTGACCTCTGCTATTGCGTGATCCTCTGTATGCGTGTTTGCCGTTTGACCATTTCATTTGTGACAT